TGCACTAATTCATCACGAGTTTTGCTGAATAGCTCAATCTCGGGAATAATGTGGCGCAACGCACGTTGAATTTTGTAGGATGCAATAGCGGGCGGCTTTTGCTCTAACAAATTTGTCAGTGCCTGCTCAGAACTTGCAATGTCTTTCAAAATTAGTTTCATAGTTTCTCCTTACATTTATTATAAATCATTGCATCTCCGATAGAATATCACCCCGCTGAAAATTGGATTGTTCATGTTCTCTCCTTGTCCGGCAAACCGGTTGATAACTAGATGTAGTAGCCCCAGATTTGAATCCAAACATCAAATGTACTTGCTCCGCTTGCACTAATCTGATAGTAAATATCTCCATCGGCATTGCAAGGCACAACAACGGTTTCACGTTGCATACGGTCATTTACAGAATGTGGCTCAACGCCCATGCCAGCAAAATTGGAGATTGTCGGGCCTAAAATAAGGTATGTTTCTGTCGTGGCTGAGGCGCTGTCGCGTACTGCGACCAACAAAAGCACTGCCTTGATGTTATCCGGTACGCCAAACACCGCCGACAAATCAATTACCGTTTTGGCTGTGGTTGATCTGGCATCCCCATCCCAGGCGGTTGAGGTAAGCGGAGATTCCAAATAAGTCCATCGCTCATTGAGTTTGAACTCTGTACTAGCGCCATTCTTGAAATAAAGATTGCTGTCTGTTTTGGCATATATGGTTCCGTAACTTGCTGGCGGAGTGACCACTGAGCCTATTTCATTGAGTTGTAATCCATTGAAAGAATAAATTTGTACTCTGTCAGCAGCACTTGCTCCTGACGAAATGTTAACGCTCCCTCCGCCTGAAAGCAAAAGGTAATTAGTTGCGCCGTCTAATGATATATATGGACCACCAGTTGCAAATGGTGCATTAGTTGTCAGCAGAATTGCGCCATTCGCGTAACCGGCATAACCGTCCGATCTAATATACAAAACACTGGAAGTCCCCGAGTTGTATGCAGAAATCACTACCTCGTTGCTCCATTTGATGGCCGATGCTACTCCACCAACATCGTCGGGTGTTTCCGTTGTGGCAGTGATTTGTATGCCATCGTCATTTATTTTTACTTTACCGGCCCCAGCAAGAAACTCTCCAATTGAATTGATGTAGGCCTGCTGCACGCTGGCATTGAGGCCATACAGCCCGGTACGATCAATCCAGATGCCCGTGCCGGCCGTTGCGCTGGTGGGTGGTGTGGTGCCAATGGCAATAGCCGATGCTGCCTGGTTCATCAGCAGCTTGCCACTAATAATCGCATTGCCGGACACGTCGAACTTCAGAACATCTGTGCTGTAGCTGCGAATGCGCAGTCCGTTGGTTGGGTCAATAGTAATGTTGGGTTTACTTGCCGCGTATTGGCCAATGGCCATACCCCAGGTTGCAGCCGCATAGCCCCAATTGCCATTTAGATCACCAACACGCACACGTTCCACATTTGTCTCAAGCACAGATAAAGCAATTTGATCCAACCATAAACCTGTGCCCGCCGTTCTACTGGTCGGTGGTGTGGCACCTATAGCCAGAGATGCAGATGCACCCGACAATCTCAAGTACCCAACCAAAGTTGCGGCACCTAAATTCGTAATAGTCAATAAGGCGGCATTGTTGGCCCGTATGTCTAACCCGTTCGTGGGATCATAAGACAATCCGGCTACACCAGAACCAATGCCAATGCCGTAGTGATCAGATGCCGCGTGCCATTTCCAACTGTTCAAATTTCCTAGACGAAGATGCTCAGTTGTGGTAGTCCAGGGCGCACCGGCATGGGTTTTTACTGCAAAATATGGGCTATAGGTGCCATCGGCTGTCATATAGAGGAAGCCGTCATTGGATATTCCATAATCTATCAGTGAAGATCCAGCCTTGATAATATTTCCAGATGTGCCACTTTGCCTAGTAACATTGTAGGTGTAGTATGTGGTGTTGTCAGTGACTGAATTTACCAAAAACCAGGTATCAGTCCAGCCCAACTTCATGCGTAGGAAGTCACCCACAGCAAACACTGCCATGTGTCCAACTGCCGGATCCTGAACAGTAATATCGAACGGTGTGGACACTTGAACAGTAACATCATCCCGCACCACGCCCGCCGATTTCATCACTCCCATACTCCCGGCGAATGCTTGAATGACATTGTATGTCATCACAGCAGCAGTGATTTCTCCCCGAACATTGACATTATTGAATTCTGCTGAACCGTCACTCAAAATGCGCCAGCCCGAACTGTCCGCAGCGAAGCTGGCCGAACGAATGTTCTGGTTTGCCCCATCGACAATGATGCCGTTTACTAATCCAACGTTGATGATCCCTGCAGAATCCAGTTTTACCTGTCCGCCTGTAAGGGTGGTAGCTCCAATCGTCCAACCACCAATAGTTCCAGCAATAGCTGATATGCCGGATGAGCTTAGCACCACAGCACCCCCACCCGCCACTAATGTGCCATCACTGGCTCGCACCCCAAACTGCAATACATCTGCATTGACTCCAACCAGGTTCCATAAGGTTGGAGTGGCCCCAAGATTGTAAGTCATGGGCGGGTAGGCTGTGCGCATCCCAGAAAAGCCACTACCTATTTCCAATCTGTTTCCTGACCTGAATTCGCCCGCTTGGATCATGCCCAAGCTCTCGGAAAGATCAGACAGGCCGGTGACTATTACAATCTGATTGGCTCCCAACAATAATGTCTTGGGCAAGTTGACCAGATCGGCTTCAATCTTTTGTAATAATGCAAGGACATCTTCTTCAGTGGTCATAGTCCTCCAAAATGGAATGTCCTATAGTATAAATTTTCTATGTCCTTTACTCTGGCCAGGATCATTACCCACCAATCCATGCTGGACTCATGTGGGCCATAAGCACCACCCGATCCACCTATGCCATTAGCCAAACCAAATGCCCGGCGCATCCATTCTTCGAACAAATATTCGTTGTAGATGGTGTCGTCATCCAGGGCAAATACCATGTAGCCCATTTCAGCCAGCGTTCCTTCTTGCTCAGTATCTTTCTTCGAGCGCAGCAGCGTGTCATGGGTAGGCCCTTGCACCTGAATAACTATTCGCATCATTGGGAAGAGGAAATCGGCGACAATGCCACCAAGTTCTAGCCGCCCGCCGTTTTGCGAACTTTGGAAATCAAAGTCAAGTCCACTTACCAATCTCAGTCTGTTGACTAAGTAAGCATATACGATCCTCTCGGGCAGCGTTCCATTGACCTGGCTTTTGGATACAGCTCTGGCTTCAAGTGGATCTTCCCCAATCTTTGGACGCTTCACGCCGCGCCGGTGCAGGGTAAACCACCACGGCTCCAAGTTGATCTGGTTCCATAGAGCAACATCACGCTTGCGCAATGTCAACGGACGTTCTTCCGGCTGGGGAATTCGTATCCGCGTCTGCTTTCCCTTTGTGCTGGGCTTGATGTAGCGTGGCGTGCGAATTCTGGTAAGTGGCATTAGCGCACTTCCACCAGATTCAGATTACACAGAGTTTCAATGTTGCGCATGGCACCAGTATCCGAATCTTCATGTCGTTCCACACCTGTGTTTGTCACCGAACTGACATACACTGTGTGTATCAACCCATAAATGTCTATAAATTCCACTGGGTGTTTTGAATTGCGCAGCATTTTCAATTCTTGGATGATTTCTCCAGCTGTGCGCGAGTCCGGGTTGTCTCCATACAATGAATGAGTGGCAGCTACCACGTTGAAATTGTAGCCATAGAACACATCCGGGCGCAGCAAAAAGCGCAATGTCATTCCTTCCAAGATGGGGCTTTGGTCAGAGTTGTTGGTGTGGAATTGAACAATTAGAATGACATACTTATAAACTCCCATTGGCACAGTAGCAGTTCTGGGTGCGCTCCACTGTTTGGGATCGCTCGGTTGGGTGGGATTCCATACAGATAGTCCCTCTGTGTGTAGCCTTTGGTATCCATCACTAGCACTGGAAACTCCAGGGAAATTCAATTCAGTCACACCATTGCGTGTGATTGTGCCCAATACAAAATATTGCAGTCTGTCCCCAGAAGTTTCACTCGCACCCTTGCCCATCATCAGGGCACTGATCGTCAGCCAGCGATCAGTGGCTCCTCCAGCTTTCAGTATGTTGGAAGCCTCAATCAAAATGCTTGGAGAGAATTTGTCCACCCGGCGAAAACCCATATCCAAACGGCTGGATATTAGAACATTAGTACCAGTCGTGGGGTGAGGTCTGGATGCAATGTTGGTAACGCCAAGCTGCATTTTTCCAAATTTGCTATTGGCTGCGGTGCTGTTGGATAAAAAGTAATACAGTATGGTTTGATCACCATCCACGAACATGGAGCTGTATTGCGGTTGCCCACCTGAGGTCGAGAAATCCAGTAGTTTGTGCCAGCCCACCCCGTCAAAACAGAACAGCGAAGTGTACATACCCTGGCTTCCGATCCCCGGAATGTTAGAATCCATCGGATAATTTACCCAATTGGCCATCATATACAGGAAATTGTTGGCTACTACCATCGGCCCAATTGCCCGCAACTCCGAGTAAGGGAATTGGTCAGACATGCGGGGCGGGGTGACATCTACAACCCGAGAACCGTTCCACTGGTAGATTTTGTTCCTGACACTGTAATACAAGTAGCCATTGAAGATTGCCTTGCCGGTGAAATTGTCACTGGTGGCTTCGCTGGAATAATCTAATATACGGCGGCCTATCTTATCTGTGCCAACTACATACACACCATCTCGCCGAAATACATACAACTCATTACCAAATGACACGGCACCCAGAGTCCCAAAACCACCGAACCCGCAGGGTATCTTTCCTTCGTCTGTGGCCCCGCCTTCCATGTCACTGAGATCATCAGCCGAAGCGTAATGCACTAAACTGGTGCTGTCTTCACCGGCATAGGCTTCGCCTTTGTGCATGATCAGCCACTTGAAATCATCTGCAGTATCTATACCGGCATCTGTTATCACTCCAGCGGTGGTCATCTTTTTCATTTGACCACCATCAGGGCAGAAAAACAGGTAAGTATTCGTGACCATGGCATAGTTTACGGCGCCTGCAAAGATGAGTGACCACACCGGCGTGCCAGAAATACTCAGCTTATGCACCCCGGCAGGCCCCCAGGTGTACAGGTCGCCATTGAATTTTACGATGCCTAATTTGTTATTGTTGCCCGAGTCCTGTGGTAGGGTAGTTTCATCTTTTGCCGAAAATAACATGGCAATGCCCGGCTGTCGGGTGTCAATATTACCCATGGAGTGCATGTACCCCATGGCGTCTGTGTTCCAAGTAAAGCCAAACCCATGTCGCCAGTCCGTAATGTACAATGGCTGGTAGAGCATGAGTTCAGACTGCGCCACAGATCCACCCGCAACCGCCGCGCGTGGGCTGAAATCTGCCAGGTCTTTGTCCCTATAAGATGATAAATCTATCCGATAAGGCTTGCCATTTATCCTAATATCACCAAGTGGATCCACGGCTTATCTCCAACCAAGAGGATCGCCCAGCGGATCGAATTCGGAAAGGTGGCTGGAGTCTCTGCCTTCCATAAATAATTCTGAATCCGGCAGCCGGAAGAAGTTTTGGGTTTTGAAAGCTTCTGCTTCCTTCTCATAGATGTCTTGCATAATGGCATAGCGCTGACGGTCAACCCGGTTGTCCCCAATGCGGGATCCAGCCAAAATCGAAATGGCTTTGGCTATGATGTATTCCTTCGGTACCACTGTAGTAGATGCTTCGGTACTCAAAATGGATGGCATGGTAGAATGCTTGATGCGTAACCGACTACCAACATAACTTCGGATGGGTGAATAAAGCCGCAGGCTAGATGGCCATTCCTTGGAACTGAAGTGCACATACTTCATCCGATACCAGTCTAATTGTTGATCGTTTGGATCCCACAGCGAACACTTGGATGTGCTGGTCAGTCCAGGATCAGTAGCGGATGCAAATTTTACGGTCTTCAAGGTATTGTTTACTTCGGTGATGATCTTCGCAATGCCCTTGCCAGCCCCATCATAAATTGACACGTACCATCCGGCAGACACTGGTGACAGATCAGTTCCGGCTGGAAGCGTAATGGTTTCTACTCCACCTGCGTATGTGTCTGAACTCACTGTTGTGAACAGACCATTCACGGGCCGCTCTAGTGCTACTTCATGCACCAGCCCAACCGCAGGCGTAATTGCCGTGAGATCATATTCCATTTTGTCTTCACAGATCACAATGGATTGGTCTTCCACGGTCTCAAAGAAGGATGGATAACTAGATAGAATGGCCTGGTTGATTGCTTCGTGAATTTCAATGGCGTTGAATACAGAATGAATTTCATAATCTAATCCAGCTGACACTGTGGCGGCTAGTGGGTACTCGAATTGCACTCCTTTGGTTTGTGGGCTGGATGTTAGAATTTGTCTTACTTCCCCAGTTGTTGGAAAGAACATCCACTGCCCCTTCCAGAAATCCCAGGGTTGGGATAACACCAGTAAATCAAACAACATACTGGTTGACCCGCTGGTAGCATCCGAGAAACCAGCCGCTACCCTGCGAGCAAACGGCATCATCAACCGCATGGCAACAGCGCGGCGTAATGTGGTGCGGGTGTTGGTTGGTCTGGTCATAGTTAGCCTCTATCTTCAGCCATCATTATCTCAGTTTGAGAGCCAAATTTTTGGCTAATTTCTCCCCACTTTTGGGCCATGACCACATTGTCCAGCGGTGCATTGGCATTGAGAATTTTCTTGCGCTCGTTAGTTTCCTGATCTATTTTTTGTCGTGCATAGAATTCCTCGGCCACAGGCTGAGGAACATCTACAGGTATGCCGGGTGGCAGTACCCATTGGCGGGTACGAATGCGAATAACTTCAGGTTCCATTACCACAGTGATCACCCCGGCTTGATTTACAGTTGTGGGTTTGCCCATCGAAGTAACAGTTACTTTGGGTTGGTTGTCCATCCAGGCCCCAAATTGAATGTCATCAGTGGCTTTGGTGGCCATTGCTTTTTGGATTTCTTGTTGTACCTGTTTGCCTGCGTTGGCGATCAGCTTGGCTTTTTTCTCGGGGTCAATGATCTTCAACTTGTCGGCTTTTTCCTGGACACTGTTTAGAAACCCGGCGCGATCTTGCTCCCAACGTTGGGCATCCTTGTCCATTTTGTTCATGCGCTCGGTCAGCTTGGTGATAGCCTCACCCTGGCCTTGCACCAAGCTGAGCATGGAATTCTGACCGCGCACTAATTCCTGCAGTGACAGTGCAATTTTCAGTGCATCAGTATTGCTGACCACTGAAAAATTTTCAGATAACAAATCTTGAACAACCGGTGCTTCGTTTACTCCATCGGAGCGCACTTGTGCATTGAGCATTTCTGCTTCACGTTGCGCCTGTTCAATTTTGCTTAGTCGTTTACTTGAACCCATTTCTCACCTCCACCCAATAGGAGACCATCCCACATGTGTGAAGATGATCGTATGAATGTAGGGCGGGGCTTTTGACCCCGCCCTAATTTAGTACCGATTAGTTTTCTCCTGCCACAGAGTACAGGAAATAGAGATCCATCTGACCGGCTGCAGCCGTAGCCGCTGCTGTGGTCAAGTTGATGACCTGCTCAGTAAGATACAGTTTACCGTTGGCGTAGGCTTCAGCAGCCGCTTTCGAGGAAACGAAAATGCCAGTAGTAACTGCAGTCTGTGGAGCAATGTCAGCCGAGGCCATGAAACCGGCGGCACTGGCAACATCACCCAGGGTGGCTGTCAGTGAAGCTGTCCAGGCAACTGCTACACGGGATAGGACTTCATGGATGATGAATCCAGCTGGTACGGTAATGACTGGATAGACGCCAGCAGCGCCGACCACAACATCATTACCAGCCGCAGCCCCAACTGATACTTTGAGCACTTTGAGCGGGGCGGGATCATCGTGATCCATGATGAAAGTTCCAATTACGGGAAAAGTTTTAGCCATTTGTCACCTCATTATCCAACGGATTGCTGATCTGAGTCTGTGCTGTAGAGTAACCACAGGCGCAGTGATCCAACTCCACCGGCAGCCGAGGCATTGGTGATAGTAACATTGATGTTCTTATCAGCAGTGTAGTTCTTACCACCCAATGCCGCAACAAATCCAATGGAGCTAAGGTTGCCAGACGTGAAACTGCCCAGTACAGCGGCAGCGCCGGTATCTCCTACAGTTGCCGTCAACGCACCAGTTGACGAAAACGCAGTCACAACTTCCAGCAGAGTACCCAGAATGACTGTGTTGGCTGGAACTTTACACACCGTGACAACTGCAGGAGATGTAGTAGGTGCGGGGACAAGGGCGCACTTCACAACGCGCGTGGAGTCCCGCAGCATATCAGCCACCTGTGCACCCGGCGCAAAACGAGGAGCCTTTTTCAGTATGATAGTCATGTGATTATCCTCCAATCACGCGGGTTTACAGGTTACTGAAGACATTGGTGTGCTTGACAACCCGGATCCAGGCACTATTCAGCACCTTGGGAGTGAGAGCTAGCTTCCAGGCCAGAGAGCCACGCTGGTTGAGAGGATCGGCAGCACCGGCTGAACCAACCGGCTTCACGATTACTTCAACAGCCTTGATGCGCTGACCGGTCAACGGGCGACCATCCGGCCCCTGGTTGTCAACACTTGCAGCTTCAGGATAGCCAGTCAACCCGAGGATGCCGTATGATTCACGACCAATGAAGATCGCGGCATATACATCTGTGGTGCCACCGGCACCAACATCAGCCCATTCAGTCACATTGGCGCTGACATAGATCTTCATACGCAGCAACCGGCCAATGTAGCCGTTGCGGATAGCGGTGTTGGGGGCTTCCTGAATCATCAGGTTGACAAAGGTTGGATCGAGCATCAGTGTTGCATAGCTGTGGGGGTGGAGAATAAGAATAAAATCCTCCCCATCCACAGGCAGAGCAGACTCAGCTTCTAGCGCAGCATAGTTCTTGATGATATCAGTGTAGCTGAGATCATGGGTTGGGCTGGTGAGAGTACCAACCGCTGATTGACCACCGGAGTAGTCAATAGTAGCGTTGGTCACTAATTCGTTGCGCACCAAGGTGTCAGCGGTCAGACCAGTCTGCTCACCCAGGATGCTGGACATTTCGGACAGGATCGGATCATAGTTCATCAGATCCACGAGATCAGTGAACCCCATCCAGGCGCCGTAAAAGGCGGGGGTGATGGTGATCAAGGTGGGGGTTGGCGCGGTGGTTTCCGCAGGCGTGGTACCCTGGGTTAGCTGCGTGGTCTGGGCTGAGAGAGATCCGTATTTACGAACCTCATAAGAGCCGTATTTTGAAATGCGGGCGCGAACAGCCCAGCGGCCATGAACATAACGAGGGATGGCACGAGAGAGCAAGCGCTTCTCATACGCGGTTTTGATTGCATCCGCCATCGTGACGGTAGTAATTGTGGTCATTTCAAGTCCTCCGAAGAGTTGGGTTGGTGCCCGCGTTTATCCCTAGGCTGTAGGAATAATCGAGGGTGACAGGTCTCCTGCTTCCACCAGTTTGTACACCTCTTCGGCAGAACCATACTGTTTGATCAGATCGTTCCAGTTTGGCCCGTTTCCAGCAGGTGCAGGCGAGGCGGCAAGAGGAGTTCGTTGGGAAGAATCGGCTTGATTGTTCTGAGGAGTTGGCACACTGGTCATGTGAGTGGTCTCGTATTCTTTCACTTTGGCTTTTAGTTCCGACATAGCTTTCTGAATTCCAAGCCACCCGGAGGCAACAAGGGCATCCAAACCCTGATCGGTAACTAAGTTGTCGGCGGGCACACCTTGGGCGACAAAGAAATCTTTGTAATTCTGGGCGGCCTGAAGTTGCTGGAGTTCCTGCTCCTTTTGCTGAGCAATGGTACGCCACTGGCTGGATTGTTCCGCTTCCAGATTGCGCTGAAATTCTTTCTTTTCATCGTCATCCAAGGAGGCCATTCGCGCTTTGTTCAGCTCACTTTCAAGCTGGGCACGCTGCTGTTGCCACTCTTGTTCCCGTTGTGACATCTGGCGCTGCAAGCTTGACTTCAGGTTGTTGATGTCCTGTTCACGCTTGGCTAACGCCTCTTCCAATTTCCTCTGAGCTTCTTGTCCCGCGTCTGCAGCACCTGGGGTAAGCGTCCCTGCTGGAACCGAACCCACAGCGGGCGTCCCATCACTGGAACCACCGCTGTCTTTAGATACTTCAAATCTGACGGACTTATTATTGAACAACATTTCTAGCTCCTATGTCCTATTATACAAACATTGATATGTCAGCGTCAAGGCTACTGCATCTCGCGGATGTCTTTGGCAACTTCACGCTGTGGATACACACGTTTTGCAATCTTTAGATTGTTACGGATTGCCCTGGCATACTCTGGGTGATTAGTAGCAACTCGCTTCAGGTAAGTAACCGTTGCATTGGGCAGAGGTGCCTGCCCTGTTGTGGCCTGATTGACTTGCTCCACTGCCAGCGGATCCAGCAGGTCGAGCAAGGACTGTGGCCACCAGGGTTGCCGAGTGACACCTGCAGAACCCAGCTTGCCTGGAGTGAAGAGAGCCATAGCATCCAATGATGAGCGCTTGCCAAACGGCAGCCACCATCGTGCCTCCTCTTTTTCAAAACTGGATGCCTGATAGCCTGATCCAGCTGCTGAACTGAGACCGGCGCTGGTCGTTCCTGTACTGGCATCAAAGGATGGGTAATAATAGGCTGCCCATAGCGGGTGGGTTTTTGCATAATCATCCCTCATGTTGAAATAGGTGTTGATCTTCTTGTACAGATCTTTGTTTTTGTTCCTCCATTCTTTGCGCTCATCCGAACCCATGTACATATAAACTGCCAGGGTGGTGTAGAAATTCAGCCCGAGTTCAGCCATAACATCCGCCTTGAATTCAGCCTGATCCGCTTCGGCCAATAACATGTCTTTCAATTGCTGTTCATCTGGTGCCTTGGCCCCGACTTTAGCGGCGGCCTCCTGAATGAGATCGAGGAAGTCATAATACTTTTCCACATCTGGGTAGTTGTTTATATTTCCACCGAGGCCATACCATACATCGAAGTCAGATTCGTATCCGCCCAGCCCAATATATGTCAGCATGAGCGCTCTGTAGTTCTCGCTTTGCTTCGGCCCTGCCCAGGCCAGAATGTCATAGACAATATTGCGGTTGGGATCCTTGGGTTCATCCTTGAGTTGTTCTATTTGCTCGGGTGTGGCGAATGTCAATCCATTGATAGTATCCCGGATGAGCTTCTCACCAAATTTACCCACACCATAAGTTTGCACAATCCACTGCTGGATTTCGCGTTCGCCCGGCTCGAAGGTATGTGTCTTGAAGAATTGAATCTCAGCCATGCTGCGCTCATTGCCGGACAAGTCTTTGACCGCGTCAAAATACGGTTGCAAATACAACGTCTCATAAGCATTCCAGATGGCATCTATCACCGAATCATTTTTCAACTGCCACTGTTCATAGCCTTCGGCATTGGTCTGGTCGACCAGCTTCTTCATAATGTTATCTACTTTGCTTAGCCGTTCTTCCGTGTCAATTTCACCTTCAAAGACATTCCAGTTGAAATTGAGTTGGAATATGGGAGACAGCAATTCGGCCTGTTTTGCCAGCCCATCTTTCCAGGCGGCTACCCGAAGCTCATACTGTGTCCAGGTCTCATTCTTGACATACCGTGGGTAAGTGGATTTGATTGTCCGCCACCACTCACCAGTCATGTGCTCTTCGATCAGCGAGATTGGTTTGTAGCCCATTACATAGTCTTTTTTGGCCAACGGATATAAACCATTCGGGTCATCAATCTGGGCTATGGCTGTGTAGTAGTCAGTCATAATCTGATCATATAAATCCTGGGCGCCGACTGGAATATTGTGCAAGCGTTCATCTTTCAAATCTGCTGCGGCTTTGATGGCCTCATAGCGTAACTCCGTTTGGTTCTGAACAATCGCATCTTCGGCAATTGCCTGACGGCGCAAAGCTCCGGTCAACACATTCCCTTCTTCGTCTGTCACATAGCGGGTCATATTGTAGGAATTGGTGATCCAACCTTCCGGTGTCTCATACTTCCGCGTGGTGTAAAGTTTATAGACATCAGCCTGGCTCATGTAAGGCTTGAACAATGTGACCAAGATTTCATCGTTGATCATATCCCGCAGCAGATTTACTTCATCTCGAATGGAACTCAGTTCGGCCTGCCCGGAAGTGAATTCCTTGGCATAAATGCCGGTGAACATACCTGCTATGCGGCGGTAGTATTCACTGTTTTCTACATGGGCACGAGCTTCCAGCCACAATGGATCTTCTTCTCGTACCACACCCAGACTTTCATCTCGGGTAATTATTGCGTAGGCCTCTTTGGCAATGGCTTCTTTTTCTACCTGGCTGGTAATATCTTTCATGCGATCCAGGGCATTGATCAAGATTTCACGCTCGATCAGGTAGTCTTTCCAGCTAACTTCTTCGGAAAACCGTTCGGGTACATTCTTCCAGCCGCTGGCCACTTTCCGCGTTTGGGCCATAATCCAACGCTCGGCAAAAGGTGGAATAAATTCAATGGGAATAACCGCTTTGGCTACATCATAAGCCAGATTGGTCTTGGGGTAGTAAGGATCATAGAAGGTCTGCAGTACAGCCGACATCACCGGGGAGATATTGATGCCGAATATGGGCGCATCATCCAAGAAGAACTTGGCCACAGACTGCAATGGACTTAGCTCTGGATCTTCTTCTGGTATGTTATCCACGCGCGGGAAAGCATAACGGAACAACAGCGGCGCCAGTGGGTTGAACCACAGACCCGGCAGAATGGGTACGTAACCTTTCAGTGACGGCAGAACTTCACCTCGGCTGGTCGTGGCATGAGCCTGCAGTGCTGAAGTTTTTGACCAGCGTTGGTATTTGTAATAGAACGCCACAATCTCTGGATGCTGAACAAGCGTCTTTATCCAAAATGGCACTGACTTGGCCGGGTACATCCAGAACGGGATCAGGTCTTTCATAAATTGATCCAGCACGGTGAAATCAGTGTAGTCGATCATGTTGAAGTTGGTCTTGGTAACGGCGCCGTTGGCCGGTGAAATATAATGCCCGGCCATGCGACCACCATAGTTGGCCACATCATTCATCTGTGATTTGAGCAGTGCACCTTCTTTGGCAACATCGTTCAATACCTTGCTCGCCTCTGGATTGATGTCCAACTTGGCCAATGGCGAGTCGTCAATCTTACGCCCGAACTCATCCTTCCACATGCGCAGGGTGCGCTTGCCTGCTGATATTTGAGATCCCACGCCATAAAGATTGGAGATCCACTGTCGTATCTGTGGGTTGGTGCGCCACAAAGCCAGTGGTGGCGGAACCAAAGAGTCCAGTTTGATGACGCTTCCCTCTACATATTTGGAGAAATCCTTGGCCAACCCGGAAAGCAGCCGCATGACTTCTGCTTGCTCAGTCAAACCCGACATTTGGAAGTCATCTGCCAGCTTGATGGCAATATTGGCGAAGCCATCTGATCCAGCTTCCAGCAATTTACGCTCATTCCCAAATAATACTCCCCACAAATCTGCCAGGCTGACTTGCTGGCTGCCGTGTGTGAAGATGGGTGACTGAGCAAATGCCCGCCATGCCTCATCTATTTCTGGTTGGATGTCGGGCTGTTTTGCTTTAGCAACCATATCCTCGGCATCGGTTTTCTGGAATAAAGATTGATCGCCACTCATGGCTGATCGTCTCATCTCAGGTGTAACCTTGTTGACTTCGATCTGATTCTCACGAAGGAAATCCAACACCTCTTGTTTGGTTACGTTTTTATTTTCAGACAGGAAATCATCCAATCCAGACCATTTCATCTCATCAGCACTGACGAACTTTGGCAATACACTGCGTAGCCTGGCAGTCGAAGTACTCTTGAAATCCATTTTCTCAATTTCACGCTCGGCCTTGTGGTAGTACCACTGCTGGTACGGCACTTCCTGGAAAATCGGATCGGCAGGACGAATGTACTTGTGAGTGGCAATCTCGGCGCCATTCAAATCCGCATCATCCAATGCTTCCCATTCGTTGCGGAATTCGGTACGCTCTTCACCACTGTGCCGTAGCCAATCTACATAGGAATCAGATCGCAACTTCTCAGATGCTTCCTGTGCCAATTGGAATTGTTCAGGAATATCATTCTTTGATCCCACCCCAGAATGGCTAATATCCAAATCTATGTCCCACAGTTCACCGACATCATCATACACACGCACGGTGGGAGCATTGGCTACTGCTTCCAGCACATCATCCAGCTTGCGGGCATCGTCCATTTGAATGACAAACCTGGCATCTCCCATGTGGAAGATGTCTGCCTCATCCAATCCCGCCCCGCGAAGAGCAGATGCCAAGTTACGCAGGTAATGATCCGCCGCGTCATCTCCCATTTCTCGGACAATATAATCAAATCCGTTGCCAATCAAGTAGGCAGTATTGGGTTTGCTGAGCGCATCGGGATAAGAAACCAGCACGTTGGCATTCATAAATCCAGTGCGGGCATCAAGGAACAAACTATCTACATTATCCAACATCCCTGACACTGATTTTGTCCAGGTTTTCAATGCCCGTTGACTGTTCTCAACATGCTCGGCAGAGTCATCAATCAGGTCGCTCAACATCTGGAACCTTACGTGATCTACCTTTGGATTGTAAGTTCCAACATTGTCTACCCGCTTGATCTGATTTTTATAGAAGGCCATGTAGGATGTGGAACCGCGATTTTCAAAGGCATTGACATATTCGATGCCGTCAATGGCATAAGATTTCTTCATCCCCGCCACCACCCGAGAAGATCCTACACGGCGGTGGATATTTAGCGGGCTGTAAACTGTCTTTGAATTGGCATATAACCCGGCATTCAAGTTCCAACTGACCATCAGATCTTTGGCATCGAAGTTGCCATAGTCTTTCAGAATTGGCATGGAGGTATACAACTCATTCATCAATTTGTCGGCCTGCACCATGGTAATTGGAGTAGTCTCATCCAAGGTTTGGATAAGCCCTTCCATAATATTATCGGCCATAGCTGCTTCATTCTTCAAAGCCAGTGCTTCAGTAGCGGAAATCAAATCAATTTCTGCCAACTGATTGGCCACACCCAGGTAGCCCCAGCCGCCATTATCGGTGAGCTTGATTGGATTTTCGATGTTCAGCCAGTAGGCGTGCAACTGCCAACTAGGTTGCCAATGCGCTCTATCCAAAGCAGCATAGACTGTACCAAAATGGTGGCCCATATCGTTGGCAGCATTGAACTCAACAAAGTTGAAGCGTGAAGCATGGTAAACCGGAAGTGGTCGGCCATCCGGGGTTTTGACCTTGGAACGCGCGGCAAAGTCCATAAAGGATGAGCGATCAGGTACAGGTATGGGTGTCAGCTTGCGCCCGGAAATCAAAGCATTGTGTATGTAATCCGATGATATGTTACCAGCCAAGACCACCGGGTCGAACCCGCGCCGCTCCAAAATAGACAACACATCCTCGCTGATGCGCTGGACTTTAGGCAATTCTCCTTTACTGATTGGCTCCCAAACCGCATCGGCTACCCGGTCGAAGAAGGTAGCAAAGTCGTTGACATATACAATATCATCAATGTCAATGTTGCCAACCACCCCAAAGCCGATGTAGTTTCCGTTGGCATCCAGAACTTGTTGAGCGAAACGTTGCACTGGTTTTTGCGGGTATGTGCTAGCAATAGAAGGCGGTAAGAAGTTGTTGGCCAGGAAGGATAATGCCTCCCTCTCGGCTGGTGTGAGATCCTTGGCCAACATGGTGTAATTACTGGCAATTAGCTTGTCTTCAATCTTGGTGACAATGGGCTCAAATTGACTAACCAACCGGGCCACATCATCCTGAGTATAAATATCCAACAGTTCGCGCATGGCTGTCTTTAGTTCATTCTCCGGGCCGTTCATCAATTCCAGAATAGATTGATGCACGTGGATCTCCTGCAGCAACGGCTCTGCTCCCTTGGGTGCTTTTGCTGAGTATTCAATTAGAGCGTGGCCGTTTCCATCCACAGCCAATACCCGGAAGTATGGATACTGTGTGGATGTCAGGTTCTTCAGGGCCGGATCGCTGAATTTGTAATGCTTGACTGCCGCACCCTCATCAAATGCCACCCAGATTGTGTGTTGTGCACTGACAGAGGACATATCTATGTCGGGGTTGATCTTCAAATCGCCACGAAGTTCTTTGATCTCATGGTCAATTACATCCTGGGCGGTGTAGCCTTTCAGGAATCTCCGCTTGCGCGGTACAGGATAGAACGTACCCTTTTGCAGCCACCTTCCCTGCGCCCGGTCAATATCATCCACTGCCACCAGATCCGCCACTTTGGTTGCCGGATCCTTCTTCTTGATAACCGGCTTGGAAGTAACCGTTTCTTTGGCTTTCCGCGCGGCTTTGAGTGCATCCTCAGATGTAATTGGCTTTGCCGGTACTTTGGGTTTGGGGCCGGGAGAACGCGGCTTTGGTAATTTGTCAGCCTGAGCCTGCTTCCAGCCGTCTCCCACCATCTGATCGAATACCTTGCGCACTTCGGGCGTCAGATATACCCCGCCAAAATAATCACCCATGCTGCGATAGAAATTCACCAAGTAATTCTTGATAGCCTTGAAGATGTGCCCCACCTCGCTGTTCGGCGCCATCTCAGTGATTACATATTTTTCCCATGCTCGGGCTGTAATCTCACTGCGGGCGACTGCCGGATCCAAGTCTTTGTACAACTTGTAGGCTGGATCATTGCTTACCTGCATCCGCAGTAAGGTCTCGGAAGCGTAATCGTCCAATACCTTTTTCGCTGCGTCCGGCAAATAATCTTCCACAGCGTGAAACATCTCATGTAGAGATGTGGTTGGATTGGACCCGGCAAAAGCTTTGATGATCGCTGAATGTCGATCCAGTTCGTTCTTTACAAAATCGGTGCTGCCCAGGAAAGAAAAATCTGATCTGCGAGTAGCTTTTAGAGAGGGTGGAACCTTGCGCAAATCATGTACAACCCCATCCGGCATGACCAGGTGGGTGGCCTCTTCATCTCTTGCCCAACGCTGCAGCCGTTGTAATGAATACTCATCTACATCCCCCTCTACCTTTGTCAGGTTGAAGCGAAACAAATTTGTGTCTGGATCCAGTGACAACGCTCCGGTCGCCTGGACTAATTGGTTTCCTTTTCCATCTTTTAGCGCGACACTCCACACACCGCCCGCCTGAGTTTGAGCTTCAAGATAGCGTTCGCGCTCAAATACCAACTTCTTCAGACTGCTTTGGGTGATGGCTTCGTCTTTGTTTTTGACCAGCCATTGGTACATTCCATTCCATTTCAGTTCACCCTCAGAAAATCCCAGGGATTTCATGCGTTCCAGGATCTCTGCACCGGTCATATTGTTGGTCATGCTGCGCTCGATGAAATCATTTAGATTAGATTGGAATACTTGACGACCATCCAACCCGCGCATGGCCTTACCATCTACAGTCGGGTCAATTTTGTAGAAGCCGAAGTACACATGTGCCCAGGTTTCATCCTTGGTTATGGGCCGCCCAAGTGTATCCGACAACAATCGGGATACATTCTCCATAACCCTATCCCACAGCTTGAAGTAGTCCCGTGCACCAGCTTCAGTCCAGCCGTATTGCTTTTGGAACACAACCGTCAGATCATCCTGCAAACCTTTTACCATCTTGCCTAACTGATAGCCGTGATGAGTTTGTGCCCAGTCATCCAATACTTTGTGGGTAATATCAGGCGGTACATCCTGCAGCGTCTTCCACTGTTTCTTAGAATCTCCGCCGATTTCTTTCCAGATGCGGTTCAATAACATACTGTCGGCTGGAACAAGCTGTCCAGCCTTTTCATAGAACATGTGATAACGGAATTCACCGGCCAAAATTCGATTGGCATCTGCCAAGCGTCCTTCTTTGATTGCCAAAGCCAGGCGTGGAGTGCTGTTCACCATTTCATCATAAGATGGAAACGGCGTCGGCAAAATTTTGGCCTCGATAGTAAAGGCTTTCTTGCTGTCTGGTATTACACCCTTGCCAAGTTCCTGAATGCTGCCGGTGTATATCCGCTGGTTTTCTACGCCTGTGATCTTCTTGAATTGGGAAACCACTACCACAGAGTCGGTAGTCTTCCACTCGTTGGTTACAGGATTGTGCATCCTGACCCTGACCACTCTGCCTTTGGCGTCGAACATCGGTTGGATGCCCGCCTTGTCCAACATATCTTTTACTGAGTAGGATGACAGCAGGGTGAAATTTCCACGCCTGACATCGTCCAACAACTCCTCATACATGAATACCTGGCTGTTCCACTGCCGCGCTATTAGGTTGAAAGCCTGTTCCCATGATTTACTGGTACGCGCCGTGAAAATAATGTTTCCGGCTGCATCCAATTGTCGCGGCCCCGGCCAAACCTCAATCCAAAATGAGTTTATGGATGATGCCACATGACGTATGGCATCATCCAAGTTTCTACCATGAGCCGCAATCAGATCACGGTCTGGGCGTTCCAACCGGCTGTATACCCGGCTTTGTGTGAATTCCGGCTGGCCAAACACATCCCCAAAGTTCTTTGCGGCAATTGCCCGGCGCTTTCCTGCTTCCAGATAAATGCCGCGCGGTATATTCTTTTGAATGACGCGGTCTAACACTTCCATTTCAATGGCATTGGTCGGTACATCTGCCGGTAATATATCCTTTAGATCATTCTCTACTGCTCGGATTTGTTCATCCGTAAGTGGTTGCGGTTTAGTTCCAATCGCATCAGACCGCTCCCGAATGGTATTTACAGCTTTGACCAGATTCTCATCTGCATCGTTGGGTATGACAACCCGGTTCTCTTTTACAGCTTTCTTGGCCAAACGCCGCTGAGTGTTGGTTAGTTTGGTAGCATCCCTTGGAATGGCCTTGACCGCATCATTTCCAGAATCAGTCACCAGCGGGAAGTCCTTACTCTTGGTGGTGGCTTCCGGGTAATATGGAGTACCCTTCAATTCCTGGCGCCCTGAATCTATGTCGAAGTTGCGCAAAATCTGGGCCTGTTGGTTCCAAATGGTGCTCAGCTTGGCATTGGATTCTGCATCGAACATGGCAATAACCCGGTCGAAGAACTGATCCACTTGCACCTTCGTGAGCTTGGTCAGCCCGGCATCTGCCTGGGTGGTAACGAATTTCTGCAGTTCATCCAACACTGCAGTAATCAGTGGGCGTTGTAGCGTTTCATCAAACCAGGCTGCTTTGGTAATAATCTCCGGCAGGAATAACCGTTCGTTGAGATACTCACCCGGTGTAGCTAGCAATTGGAGCGACCGCTCGAAGCGTTGAGAATTAGAACCAGAGGTCAGCCACATGTCTTTTACATGCTGTACCCACTTGTTGGCATCCAGTTCACTCATGCCGGTGGCAAGTAACCGTTCCTTCAAACCCAGGACGCGTGGACTTTCACCAATCGCCTCTGCTCCATCTAACAAATTGGTCAGAATAGTCTTGTTGAGCACGTTGACATTATTGGTATAGAGCTTGTACCACATGCGAATGCGCGTGCCATACTCTATAGCATTAGCTAAACTCTTCACCGACACCGGGAATGCGCTGAAAACCGTATATGCTTTGGTCAGTGCATTCTTCCCGTCTGTCATGGCCAAATAATTCACCCGGTAGTGCTGTAAAAATCCCAACGGATTGTCCCGTAAATTGAGAACGCTGGGCAGATATTTCTTCTGCAAAACACCTTCTCCCAGTGGCTCGACTACATACCTGAAGGTAAGCGCACTCAGATCGGAAGCAACATGCGCCGGGATTTTGACATTGCTGGCAATCTTCTGTCCTACTCCGGTCTGCATCAGGAAAAAGATGTCCCGTATATCTCCGGCTCCGCCTACAAAAAACCGGAAAGTATTATCAATGAAATTGTACAACATCCAGGCCGGACGCCGCGCTAGTGTAGCCCACACCCAGGCGTTCATAAAGGTTTGATTGAGCTTGTAAACTCCCTCTAATATCTGGCGCCATTTGTAAATTCCCGCCGTGGATTCCTTGCCAGTAAACCCCAGCTTAGCCCACCAGGTGTCACCGAAAATCACTGAATTAGTCCAGGCGCGGTTGGCATCACTGAATGTCTTACGGAACTGTGATCCAAGTTCAGTTGCCATTCGGCTCTGACCGGCCCAACTAAAGAAATTCTGGGTGGCTTTGGCTGTGATATTATTGGTTCTGAGCGTCTGCAAGCTGGCATCACTCGGGTCTAGTTTCCACACTTTGTTGTAATCGTGTGCGGCCCGCTCGATCATGTGACTCCAGTTTTCATCCCATACTTCACCAGCTATTGTGGGCCACCTCTTTGGATCAATTGTCTCCGTCAGCAAATCTGCCGCTTCTTGTAAGGTGTGCGCCGACAAAATGGTTGGTCGATTTGGCATGATGGAAGCAATGATTTCCGCTGCCTCTGTTTTGGTACCGGCGCTCTTGATCCTCACAATATCATTGGCAACCTGCTCAAACAAGGCCACAAATTCTTCCTTAGTCTGTGGGTTGGAGCGTAATATGTCCGATGTAAGTTCGGCCATGACTTCACTCTGCTTGAATGCCTGAGAAGCCAAAGCTCTGCCTTTCATGTGGCGTATCAAAGCCATGTTGGAGATTTCATCTTGGACTGCCGCAAGCGCATTGAGAACAGATATACCCTTGGCAGATTTCACCAGCGTCTTGGTAATTCCCTTTTGTGCGGCGTTTATAGCAATCTTCCCCACCTTGAATACGCCCAATAACTCCATAGCATCGAAGACCATCTCGCCGCCCATCTCGATAACAATATCCACCGACATGGAAGCTATGTCTGTTATCTCTTGGCGTGTCGGCGGGCGGCCAAGCTGTAATTCGGCCAAAGCCACATTCTGATAAACTTGCTGCACTCTTTCCGGTTTTGCATCCCAGGTGTAGGCCGAAAATGGATCTATGTTCCCGGCCTTGCGATCCATTGGATAAGTGGCCACTAATAGATCCTGGGCAGCCTTTATCATTTCATCAGCTAACCCAAAATAATACTGCTGGGTAGCTTCATCAGGTGCTCCTTCACCCAATACCCTGTAGCTCTTGGCAGTGCGATTGAGCGTCAGCGCCCGATCATGTCTGGCCTGTGACCGCTGCAGCATGAGTTCCCGGAACTCTTTCGTAGAAATGGGATTTTGATAATAACCAGCCAACCAAGTTATGGATTCTTCGTATAGTTCATCCAGTGTAAGTGGACGACCTTTGGCCAAGCTAACCTCAGCCGCGTGCCGGAAGAATAAATAATTTGCTCCAGTGTCCGGTTGAATATTGAACTTGGGCATAAAGCTGCGCACGTCTGCCGTGGGAGTAACCGTGTTATAGGCCATGAACTGCCACAGAAAGTGAAACTCATCTGAAGTAACAGGTACATCTCCAGCCAAAATCTTGTCAACCCCGGCCTGGATGGGTTTTTGTTCGTATCTGCCATCTATCCAATTGTTGATCGCCGCCCAATCCAGACCCCACACGTAGTACCGGTACATGCCCTCGGCAAATTCATCAACAGCTTCTCCTGTCAATCCCGAGTATTGTTTGCGGATTGCGCCATCCATCAAGGACTGCCCGGCAGCAACATTAGAATTCATGCGGTTCACGTATGTGACCAGTGCATCGTTAGAACCCAGACCCGCCATTTCCAGTTGGGTACTTACACCTCGATCTCCAACATCAAACTTCTCAGTGTATTCATAAGTGTCCTGCAGCAATTGGGTTGGAGATAATGAGATGCCCGGACGCTCCAATTCCAGATACATGGCCCTCTGTAATTGGTCATCGACAACGGCACGTTTGTCCTTTACCGCCATCTCTAGTTGATCTTGTATGGACTGGGCGAATTTCCACATTCCGGATGCTGTGGCTTTTTCAAATAGAGAGATGGGAAATGCAAGGAAACGGGTTGCCGATACTAGTGGCCGACCAAGAAATTGCGTAAGCAAATTGGATAAGAATGCTGGAACGGTATTGCCCAAACCACTGCGCCGTACCGTTTGAGACTCGGACGAAAACAATGTAGATTGTTTCGGCACTATGGATGTCTGATCAAACAAAGCATAAAAACCAGAAATTGCGGCAATGGCACCATCAACATAGGGCGCGGCCTTGACTGGATCGAATTTGGCCCAGACGGGTACAACCAGGGTTTGGAATAATTTTGAATTCCGCAGAGCGGTTTCAAAGTTCTTCATCTGAATGGGAAAATTAGCAATCGGGGTTTCCGGCGTCAGGTAGAATGGATATACATTTCCCTGTTCATCCAGCAAATTCACAGTTTCGCCTGTCTGTTTATTCAGGGTGTAATCCAGCCCGTGCATAGCTTGTAAATCTTCGGTTCTGACTGTGCCCAGCCCAAATCGAATATCTGAAGCGCGGGTTGGATTGCCTGCTACATCCAGATTAGTAAACGCATCGAACTCAACATGCTCCTTGGTAAGTGTTTCCTGTAAGAATTTACTAGACTGTACATCAAATTCAACCGGATCATTAGTTACCACCATTCCTTTATCATCGGTGGCGGTACGCTCATACGTCAATTCCTTGTGATCTGGAGTCCAGAATATCTGTGTCTGGGTAGGCCGAGCTGTTATTTGGTGAACAATCGGATCATAATACAACGCCTCGCCCGGCTTGATCATGCCATCCAACGTCAACGGCTTCAATAAATCCGCCGCAGTCTTGGTAGAATTCAGGGTTTCCAACAGATCCGGCGTGTACACCATGGGGATCATGTTGTCGAGCGTGACACCCAGTTGGGTTATTTCCTTATCTAATGCCCATTTCCCGCTGTCATTTTTGGAAACTGGAACCATTGTTCCATTGTAATTGAATAGCTTTATGTCAGTCGGACGCGCAGTAATGAACGTCAGCCTGGCATTCTTATCATAAGATAAATAGACTTCTTGCCCGACTTTTGTGTCGGGCGTTGCTTTGAATGTCTGTTTTGGTTTGGGCGGCGGAGCAGGCTTCACTCGCCTGGCACCCGCTGGTTGTACTGTTTCAAGATCAGGTCGGTTGGGTGGTGGCGCCGCCTGTGGTAAATAAGTGTAAGGTGAAACAGGCGGCAGCTTTTCTACCACCCGATCCGGCATGGCTGTCACTGAAGATGGGCGTGGTAGCACCTTGGTTGGCCCAACCATCCGCTCAATCTCGGCTTGTTTAGCCTGTATGTAAGTCCGCGCTGGTGAGATGTTGGCAACGCGCCTGGGAACCATCTGAACATTGGGATTTTTGACAGTGGAATTGATCGTGGTTTTCAGCAGCTCATTGGTATCTTTTTTGTTGGTTTGTTTGCGCTTGAGATCTTCGAGATACTCAAGATACCAGGGCTGTTCCCAGAATTTTTTGGCCATGAATTACCTCTTAGTACCAGTTTTTATTGGGGTCGCCGAATATCCAGTTACCACTTGCATCCTTTTTGACGCCCATAAATCCAGCAGCAGTGAAAAACGGTTGAGCTAAGCCGCGTGCAATTTCTCCGTAAGCTCCCAATTTTTCGCCCTTGGCCTCGGACAAAAGAGGATCGAGCGCACCATACAAACCTTTGATCTGGCGGCGGCTCATGCGGTAATCATCTTCGTCCGCCCCAAAGTCCTGCATAGTCTTGGCTAACTGCCGCAAGTATTGATACCCCGGCCCCATCTTTGATTCATCCTGGCCGGACGCTTCCTTGATTTTATCCAATGCAGATAAAACATCCCCAGCCCGTTTCTTGGATTGGAAATAATGACTGACCTCTGTGGTGAGATCAGGTGTAGTGCCATACTTGGTCTGCTCGGGAGAATAAGATCCAAAAGCATCCGGGTATAAACGAGATAATGTGCTGCCCATTTGCCGTTGATCTTCAGCAGATAGATAGGGAATCAGCGCATTGGCCATGGCCGCCACTTCTGTCTCAGGTGTCCACTGGCTTGGCATCATGCCTTTCCACCACTCAGGCGCACCAGGTAATCCATACTTGTTGCTCCAGGTCAATGGATTGGTGGCGGGTGCCGTAGGAGGAGAGACCGGCATCCCACCACCAGAGGTTGGCGGAGTAGAAGTTGGAGGAACATAAGGATTTGCCGGAGCATAAGCCGGAAGATCTTTAGGTGTTACATTCGGCTGTCCTCTATAAACAGGATAAATGGGTACAGCCTTAGGTGGAGGAGGCGGCTGTAAGACTGGACGATAAAGATCTTCATTTTCTTTTGGTTGTGGCATGTCTTTACTCCTCTAACAAACGCTTGCGTTCCATTTCTTGGATGTATTGTAGCACATCTGTTTCACCAAAATCCTGGGCCAACGCCTGGAAATCATCAGAATTCAGCATGGAATAGATGCCCAGGTCTTTGTCTCGTGTCAATCCCATGCGCTTGGCAGACTGGCTAAATGCAATATCAACAGCCTTGCGCGACCGCTGTAAAGCTTTGTCGAACCTAGAATTCTGAGCCATAAATACCTCCGGCTAAATTGGGCGCAGCATTGGCTAATTGTTCACCTTCATTTGTAGGTTCGCCGCCCATCGGCTCGGCCCGGTTAGGCATACCCAAACTTTGCTCAGGATTGTTAGGTTCTTTCGGACGACCGGAAATACCCGGCACGCCATTCTGCAGCATGGACTCTAAAGCTAACTTCGCCATCTCGTCCCCGGCATCTGCCATTTCTTTGAATTTGCGCAGGATGTTGTAGTTCATAATGATTGGGCTGTTTTGCGCCTGTTCGATCATGCGAACATCAAATTCCTCATCTGGCTGCTGTACACGCAGGTAATCTTCCATGATGCGATGGTCAGAAATAATGCCACGTACTTGGGTGGCCATTGCATGGTTTCGCACCCGTTCATTCGGGAACTCGGGGACGATCTCACAGGTGATATGTTGGCCAGATAGATCACTGACACACACCGCCCCGGCAAATGGTTCACCTTTGACCTTGCCGTACATTCGTATGTATGAGCCTGGTTCAGCGTTGTCCAGAGTGATCTCTACAATTTTTTGTGCCGCCCACATGTAAAACCGCTCCAGGTGTGTAACCGGCTGCTCTAATCGGATACGATTTTGATCTCCAAGTTGGGACAGTGCGTAACCAGACACGGCACTGGCGCCAGAACCATAGAATACGTCCGAGAAACCAGACTGCTGCACCCTGGAACGGAAGAAATCAATCTGTCTTTCCACGTCTGGCGGATTGCCCTGCCACACCGGGAAGCCAAAATCTTCCTCAGTGGATAAATTCACCACTTTGCCCATGCCAGGATCCACATTCACTGCCCGGCCTTTCAAAGTCTTGGAGACAAACGGCATACTGGAGAACATGTCGATCTGGCGTTGACGGCGGTTGATGCTGGTCTCCAGATGCCGCACCGATCCTATCAAAGGAGAAATAATACCAGCCCATTTCGTTGAATCCAACCGATCGGTTGGCTTATAAAAGCCAATGGTGTATGGCAATGACCGGTACTTTTTCATTGTCTTGAGTTCATAACCCGGTATAAATTCGTTGCCAAACAACACACCATTGCGGACAACCTGCTTCTTTACATCCCCATCCGATATCGTTGCCACATCCCAATAATCAACCAAAATATCTTCGGTAGTTAGCTGGGCCGTAATGTCGCCAGTCAAATGGGAATAACGCTGCGGCAAAACTCCAAAGCGGCTGTAAATATCGTAAAGCGTTTGCTTTTCCTCACGTGCCACCATCATCCAGCGTTCTTTTCCCCCAGCCAAAATTTTTATGGACATCGGGTCGATCACCTGGATCCGCAGCGGACATTCTTCATAGACGGTGGCAGCTACCACATTCCCATTGGTGTCAATGAATTCACCGGTTGACTTCGAGGATGCGGCAATATTGTCATCCCAATAGGTGTACAACACCGCCCCGGCATCCCGCACGAAATGTAAGATGATCTCATACGCCTGGTCATAACCGTTTCGGTCGGTGTTAGCTTCCTCAGTCCCTATCAGAAACTTTTCAACCTGGCTGGCCTGCTTCTGGGCGTTGGCAGTTGGTCGCCACGGTGCAGCCCGCCAAGTTATTGGATTGGCCAGGATGATTGCCACCGCCAAATCCACTGTGTTGGTGTAAGTTGGATCAGCGAATTGGCTTTCACCCGGTAATGGTTGTAATTCATAATGTTTGAAGTCATACAACCGGCGCCACTGTTCGATATTGTCCCGCCAGCCTTTGGTGAATGTGCTTGCCCGTCCTAAATTGAATAGAACATCCTGCAAATCTTTGTTTGTAATCATGTCTACCATGTCAGCTCCTAAGTTTTGAACTGCCATGGCAGCTCAAGCATATCGCCGGGTTTGTTCCAGGCGGTAATATCCGAGAATGGAGATACCACAGTCAGCGGCTCTGTGATGTCGATGCCCCCACCTTTGACTGCCAGATATGCAGCTATAGCCAACGAAATGGCATAATCCACCGGTTTCTTACGGAATGATCCTGGATGCTTTACGATACGAATGCCACTGGATTCGGCCTGCGCAACTGTGTTCTGTATGTGTGCTCTGGCCTCTTCATCCTTATAGGTGTAGAAGCGCCTGAACTTCAACAAGTCGTACAAGTTCTGGCTGGCCCTGGTCATGTTGCCAATCGACTGGATAAACTCAGCTACCGGATAACCAGCCTTTTGTAAATTCAACATCAATTGGTAAAGGTGTGCTGGATCGTAACCAATTACTGCTACATGAAATATTTTGCACATCTCCTGCAAAAAGGAACTGACCGTTTCATCTAAATCCAGTTGCACTCCCTCTACCGGCGTCCATATCTTATGGAATAACTCAATAACCACACCTTTGGCTTCATCATAAGTTACGCCCGTCACTGCTGTGGAATCTCGTTTAGACGCGGCGTCCACTCCAATATACACCGGGAAGCCAAAGTAAGGATGATCTTTCCACAATTCCGCCGATCCTTGCATCTGACTTTCTGCATACGTCCACCACTCGGCAGGTATAAACTCCTCGTGAGTTGTCACCCAGCGGTTTTCATGCAGGCGCAAATAAGCCGCAGGACGGAGAGCTTCGCGCTGCTCATCGTAATAAGTAGGCACCTGCCAAGGCAAAAGCGGCTCATGGTTCCAGTAAGTAAGCTGCCGCCCATTCTCCCATACTGGCACGTCCAGCATGTCGTAAATTAGTTTGCCGCGCCCATCTTCATGCTCATCTCTACCAACACCATTCAAATACAAATCCCACAGCAAATCAGATTCATTGATGAATCCAGCATACGTGGCAATAAACCTGAGAGACCATGGAATAGTAGCAATTGGCGTCATCTCTTCATAAGTACGCCGGGTAATTTCACTGGTAATACCCCATAGTTCATCGAAGAGCACCAAGGCATGACGCGAACCCGCAACAGCTTTGTAACTTTGAGCTAAGGCTTTCACAAATGTTCCATTAGGCAGCACGATCTCATACTGCTTTACATTGTAACCGCGTATGTTGGCATGGTATTTCATGTCGCGCATGACCCGGCCCTCTGAACTTTCGAGATCATTGGCAATAACGTAAATTTCAGTGCCGGGTGGAGCCACTTCAGCAAACCAACAACCTATGGCTGCCGCTGAAATAGTTTTCCCACTCTTCTTAATTGTGGAATACAGCACAGTGCTATACTTGAATTGCTTTTCCTTATTCATCTGGAGCGCAAATTCAAAAAAGCGGTGCTGCTCTGGGAATAACTGCAGCCAACCTGTACCCGACCACTCCCCCTTTTCTATGTCCCATACATCCCTGACCAGAAAGCCGAAACGATCCAGCCATTCCGTAAATTTGTAACGGAATGGCTTTATTGTGCCTTGAATATCTGGTAATGTGATCGTCTCGCGCTTGGGAATTTTGCTCATGCTTCCTTATCGAGTTGCTTCTTGATGTAATTGGCAATCGCCCGTGCCTTGGCCTTGGTCGCTGGATCTCCGCTGGCATTTGCCAGGAAATTCAGTTTGCCCATTACTTCTTTACGGTTTCTCCTGGCAGCATTCAACAATTTGGCCCTGTCCGGCCAGCCTAATTTACTCAGGCTTCCTTCTTTGACTTTGCTCCAGGCTTCTGATGCCCAACGTTGTCTTTCGGCCATTGCAACCTACCTTTCAGCAAATACAATGAAGTACGGCTCAAAGATATGGCCACCTGAAGTGAATTTTACTTCAACGCGATAAGCATGATTTTCAGTCAGGCCAGCCATAACTGGCAAAGTAATCACGTCCCCCACTGCAGCAGGCGTGCCAGTCAAGACCGTGGATGATACGTTGGTCATCTCACCATAAGTGATATCCCACGCGGTCACTGCAATAGAAGTCGGGCTTGATCCCCAGGGCGTAGTGGTTAGAGTGTATGAAATACTCTCATCCAATCCCTGGCGAATATCTGTTTCCAATACCTGGCGGCTCGTCATATATCCTCCATCTTCCAAAGTCAGACTTACTGTGCGCGGAGCCAGGGTCAGCGCAGTCGCTCGATCCCACAATGTAAGACTTGTAGATCTAGGCGCCAGGCTCAGCATTGATTACCTGCAAAGGATTTTCCAATTCAAACTGCGGTTCTTCCAGATCTATCTCCCGGATGAGATAAACCAGGGTTTGCTCAGCCGAGGACATCATCAATACCTCGTCCCGGACAGCCTGCAACCTGATATCTATGTCGGCATCTGCATTGCCAACCTTCAGCATTTGTAGTTTTTGACCTTCCAAGTGCTGTAATCTGGCCGCAGCGTCACGCTTATTACCGGCAGCTTCGGCCAAAATGTGTTCTAAATCCTGACGGAATATCATTTGTCCTCCCTCGTAGCCATATTTTCTCCCCCTCAACAAGGCTGAGTTGGATTGTAATTTGACCTGAATGCCTCGTCCCATGGCCAAACCAACAAATAAGTTCGCCCCCTCACGCTGGTAACGGTATTCAGTGTTCGTCCCCATTTCAAATCCGTAGATTTCGATGCACTCAAACCCCTCATAAATGGCCAATGCCATCATGTAATCGAAAGAGTCTGAGTAGAAAGAGGTTGGATCACCCCCCTTCGTTAGTTTGTTGCCAAATAGGAAGTCGGTAACTTCCTGAATGGGATAAGAAATGCTGTTCGGCACTTCCGGCAATTCGCGCAGCAGATAAACCGGGTAATCTCGGGGTTGATGCAGCCACATCCAGTGCTGGCGGGGCACATGGTAAGCTGGTTTGGTTGTCATCTGATACAACCAAATGGGGTGCATCTCGAACAAACGGTCTATGCGCGGAATAAAATCGTAAGCATAGCCCCAGCCAACTGTCCAGATCTCGTCTGCCTTGGATTTAGCAACCGCATCCCTGGTGGCTTTGGCAAATCCGACCAAAGCTACTGTCTTCATTTACACCACCACGACAGTGAATACCCCAGCCGCAGCCCCAATAAAATACAGGGTGGTAGTCTCAGTCAGGGACAAATCAAACCACTGCCACACAGAATCTACCAGGGGCATACCTAGAGTAAGATCAGTCTCAACAGCATTGCCTGTTTTGGTGCCAATAGCAACCGGCGCAGCACCCAAACCAATGCGACCAGCAGCACTGGCCGCTGGATAGATGCCAACCCGAGTTGCGTCTACCCGCAAAGGTACAGACCCTGCTCCGGCAGACAACGTGAGTGTGATACTCTTTACACCTGGAATCAGACCTGGGCCAGCCGGGGATGGCGGGCCGGAACGCATTACAAATTTTGTCATGTCAGCCTCCACATATACATCATTATACCGAACTCCCGTTCTATAAAGCAAGCAGACTTGCTTGGGCGGAGCAAGTCTGCAAAAGGCAATCTCTGATGATGGGAGGGCACCAGAGGTTAGTTATATTCTACGTCATATAGAACAAAAAGTCAAGTATCCTTAGAAGTAGCAACTACTTTGCCTTGAGTTCGAAGGCCGGAACCAGCCGATAGTCAGGAATGACCACAATTTTGTCCCGATCCGCAATTATTTTCTTGGCACGGGACATCCGGCGCCGCCTTCCCTGCAAATCCCAGGTTATCAGCTTGCGCGTGAAGCTCATTTCACGTGGATGGCCAGTAAAAATGGACTCGATTTGCGCCGGGGTCAGTACAACTACAACTTCCAACGTCTTTTCACTTTTCTTTTGCATATTGACCACCTAAACATAGATCACACGTGCAGATTGGTGATTGATTAGCCGCATGTTCAGCATTTTTTGACGCAAAGCCCAGATCAACCAATGCCACGTATGTAATTGGGCGATCATCAAGGGCATGAAATCGCCGAGATCGCAAATTTGTGTAGCCTCGTACCCGTCCATGGCGATTATTGATGATGGTGCGGGCCTCAGAAAGGGTTTTTGCATGGAGAAAGTACACATAATCATCCCCACGATACCAAACCATGAAGGCTGGGACAGTGACAGTACCCGGTTTGGCGTATGCTCGCTTAGTCTTTATGTCCATAACGCCCCAAAAAGTCGATCAAAATGCAAATACACTTGTAAATCCAGCAAACAACAAAAACAAACACAGCAACATGGAACCAAGCCGCCCAAATTTCAGACTCACTCATTGTCTTTTTCCTCCACCAAGGGGTTCAGAAGGGCTAAAACCTCTTCGGCCATCTCGGTAAACTCGGCACACATTTCCTCGGGAGACACCGGAAAGTCACGTGACAGATAATCAGACACCACAGCGTTGGCTTTGCGCACATTTTCATCCACAGTTGTAAAACTGATCCTGGGTGTAAATTGAGTATCTTGTATCAGATGAACATAATCAGGCGGGATAAACCACAAACGTATCACGTGCCCAAGATCCTGGGCCGAATTGAACTCAAAGTTGTTGTCTATGCCATATTCAACCTTGAGACATACTCTACCATTCTTCAAGAATTCAGCGAAAACATGGTAGTTGACATCCACATAACAACGAAAGCCAATCATTTCAATATCCTTTCCACCTGTTCATAGGTAAAGACCAGTTTTCCATAATGTAGACCAACCCGCAAGACATACTCGGGTATAGCCATGTTCCAGCGGACAGGTTTGAACTGCTCGGATTCCAACCAGTTCACACTAATTCCTAATTCTGGAACCAATTCACTGTGGACAACTGTGACACCAGGTACATCCGCGACCGGAAATGTTGGGTACTCAAAGGTGGACAAGACCATGAAACCAATCCGATCTGTGTTGGCAGTGTACTCAAGGGTAAGTTCTTTGTGTATCTTCAAGCATGACCTTCTTTGAGTTTTTCCACACGCTCTCGCAAGAAATCTAACCGCCGGAGATGGCAGTACGGGCAATAGACTTCATGTTCTCAATCGTATTACCTGCGTGAGTAAGCGGATCACGACTAAATGCACCCTCACCCCGTGATATTTCAACCAGCGCCTCTTGCAACGCCTCCGCCCGTTTCAGTGCTGCGGCAAGATCGGCTTCAGCTTTATTCGCGCGCTCGACCTCAATAAATCCAGCCGCCTGTAAACGCTCGATCTCATCCAGTAGATCGGGAAGAACGTTGCGAGCGGCACAAATATAATCACGGTTGGCTTCACTTGTTGGGCCATTACCCGTTACCGCTGGAACACGTATTTCGTCCTCATCCAATCCGTCTTCACCAAACTTTCCAGATCCAACCATGTGAATTGTTTTATTGTCTGGATAATGCATACCAAGTTTTGCTGTCCATTCCATTAATTTTTTGACTGTTTTTTCCTCGTGAACAGCCAAAAACCACGGTCGCGGTGTAGCCTTCTTCTCCAACTCTCGCAGTCGTGCGATTTCTTCAGAGATTATCATTTCACGCCTCCATTCGCATCAAACGCATAAATTCTCACATATCCATCTGAGAACATGATCCTGCACGGCTCTTTTCTATCTCTGTGCATCGCCTTATGTCTGGCAATCCCGAGACGATGAAAATATTTTCTACATCTAAAGCAGTAACAGTCTTTCTCGGTCATCCCTCACCGCCTTTCACAGCTTCGTAGGTTTTCTCGAATATGTCCGGTTTGCATAGGTAAAATTCGCCGTTTACACCTCGGATAATCCAATCACCATCCCCAGCAATCATCACACCTTCTAAAGTTGGTATTCGTAACTGCACCAAACCATCGTCGCACTTATATCGTGTGATTTTTGCCCGGCATGCGATTTCGTCTATGGAATGCTCTGACAACTGCATGGCTTCAACTACAACGGGCTGTTTCCTGAACTTCATTTCACACCACCTTTCAAACTATTCCATTGCGTAAAAGCATTTAGAGTGCCTTCTAATTCTGCAGGTGAACTTGTCGTCACCCTTACGCGCCAGTAGATCAACATACTCTTAATGGATGCACTGTGCGGATCGTTCTTTAGCGTCATAATGATCGACCAGGACACTCTCTTCTCCTTTTGCCAAAGTAACGGTTACTTCAAATCTCCAGCCGGTTCAATATAATTTGGACTGCAAGCAATAACTTGTGCACTTTGTCCCGCTGGATCTGGATTGCTTGAGAAAGATCGCAGACAGCCACTCTCGAAACTTTCTCAGCATTGGGATTCTCTTCCTCGTGCAGCCCAAGGATCGAATTCAAACGTTCAGCCAGAATTCCAATGTTCGAGCTCAGATCAGCCACTTCCACTTCTAATTCCTTCAACTGCACCTGCACATCACCAACTCTTTCTTCCATTTTCTTTTTCTCCTCTGCCCTACGAATTAGCTTCCCGACCCACTCGATCTGTGCTTCTATCTCAGCTTCGCCGGGAAGATCGATCCACTTCATCATCATAACAACTCATTCGATCTTTGCATTAGTTTCAGATTAGAATTTTTGTAAAACAAAATGAAAGTGAATCCATTTGCCCACACACAATACCAGACAACACAATACACTACAGCACCCTACCCCACATAACAATACACCGCGCAACCTTCCACTTAGTCTTAGACGCATCGTTTAGCCGTCATGGTTTCGATAATTACACTTATCGAAACCATAACGCACGCCTCAGCCCGATCACCCCTCGAATTGTGCACAATTTTTTAGCCGTGAAATAGAACATTTGTCCTGGAACATATGGTCGAGAATAATCTAAGCTTATCCTTACCTTTCATTCGTGTAGTAGAATGTAAACAAATTCAACCATTGAATATTGGCATGTTAATAAATGTTCGAATATGCGCATTGTTCCATTCATTATAATGGGATAAGTCTGGGATGAGAATGAGATAAGAGCAGAGGCTGAATTCAGCTACACGCATAGAACATTACCTGAAAAGAAGATGAGTTCGATTATGAGAAAATGCTAATGTTATTCTCATCTGGCGCTCAGATTGGATCGGGACAATGGTGGCATCGGTCGCAATTCGGCGGTCGTGTCACACCCAGAAAGGGGTAATATCATGGCACAAACTGTAAAACCTTCGGCGCGTGATAATCTCAAGATCTCTGTCGTTGGTACTAAGGTCACTCTGGAATTCGAGACTGATCCGACCAAAGTTACTCTGGTCAAGTCCAAAGGTGAAAAGGGCAATATGCTTCTCGTGTCCGCCAGCTTGTACCAGGCGCTCGCAGACCTGGGCTACACCGGCAACCTCAACATCTGGAAACGCTAGTCTTACTCCCACAGGCCAGCCCCTGGAAAGGCTGGCCATTTTTGCGCTTGCTTCTCGCCTGTGTATTACCAGAAAGGATTATTACCATGCGATTCAACGGTACTGCCGCTGATGCTATTCTCTCCGCCCGCTTCCCGCGCCTGGGTAAACCCCAGGCTACACATGTACAACGCTTGTATAACCGCGTTGTCCTTCAGGCTAAGATGCCTACCAA